AGGAACTAATAACTTAGTTGCAGCTGGAGAATCTGCTGGTGATACAGTAGTTGCTGTTGATGACGCAGATTCATCTGGTTATGCATTTAACGTGGGTGATTTAATTTCCTTCTCTTCAACTACTACTGGAACAGCTATGACTCACCTCGCTGGTGACGAAGGTAATGAATACCAAATTGTTTCAATCTCAGGTGATGATCTAACAATTAGACTTGCTGGTGATCCAAACGGTGCTGGTTTACAAGCGGATATCGCAGACAATTCGTTTATTCGCAGACGTTGGGCTTTCTATAACCTCTTTGATGGTGCTCCTGGCACATCAGATTGGGCAACCAAGAATGGTCGTGGTGGTAATGATGAGATGCACATTGTAATATATGACATTACTGGTGATATCACAGGTTTTGATTATAATGTTGCTGGTCAAGCAACAAATGCTGTAGTCGAACGTTGGGCAAATCTTTCTAAAAACCCTGCAGCAAAGAACGCTCAAGGTGGTGGTAATTATTATCCCGAAGTTCTCTTTAGGGGTTCAGAGTATGTATATTGGGGTGATCATATTGCCGCTGGTACTAACTGGGGAACAGATACAACTACAGTAATGACTGCTGTTGTACCTATTACTACTGTTAGTTTGACGGGTGGAACAGACGATTATGCAGTAACTAACGGCGAACTTAAAATTGCATATGATGAGTTTGCTGATACAGAAACTATTGATGTTAACCTCGTACTTGCAGGGCCATCTTCTGGTGTTGCTAATACTGCGGCTGGAATGGACACACATGTAACAATGATTACTGATCTTTGCGAATTACGTAAGGATTGTGTAGGATTTGCTTCTCCATATCGTTCTGCTACTGTTGGTGTTTCTTCCACTATCACGCAAACATCAAATATCATTGATGCTTTTGATCTTTGTCCTTCATCTTCTTACATGGTGTTCGACAGTGGTTACAAATACATGTATGACAAGTACGCTGATTCATATCGATACGTACCACTAAATGGTGATATCGCTGGTCTTTGTGCTGGTACAGATAAGGTTGCTGACCCTTGGTTCTCACCAGCGGGTTATAATCGTGGAAATATTCGTGGTGCAATTAAACTTTCTTACAATCCTAAAAATAGTGAGAGAGATCAGTTGTATCGTTCTAGGATTAACCCTGTTACGAATTTCCCAGGCCAAGGTGTAATTCTCTTTGGTGATAAGACTGCTCTTACAAAACCTAGTGCATTTGATCGCATTAACGTGCGTAGATTGTTCTTGGTACTAGAGAAAGCAATTGCAACTGCTTCTAAATATCAACTCTTTGAATTCAACGATGAGTTTACAAGAGCACAATTTAGAAACATGGTCGAACCTTTCTTGAGGGACGTTCAGGGTCGCCGAGGCATTTTTGACTTTAAGGTAGTCTGTGATGCATCAAATAATACAGGTGAAGTTATTGACCGTAATGAGTTTATTGGTGATATTTACATCAAACCAGCTCGTTCTATTAACTTTATTACCCTAAACTTTATTGCGGTTCGAACTGGTGTCGCATTTAGCGAGGTAGGAGGTTAATCATGGCTAATATAGATGACTTTAAAGCTAACTTAATCGGTGGTGGTGCAAGAGCAAACCAATATAGGGTAACGATTACACCGCCTCCGGGCATTGCAATTGGACTTGATGTTCGTAGAAGTTCATTTCTAGTAACTGCAACTAATCTTCCTGCACAAACTCTTGCAGAAATTCCAATTCCATTTCGTGGACGGAATATCTACATTGCTGGAGATAGGGAATTTGGTGATCCTTGGACTACAACATTCATTAACGATACGGACTTTATGATCCGTAACGCTATGGAACGGTGGTCTAATGGTATTAATGATCTTGCAAATAATACTGGTGTAATTGCTCCTGCTGACTATCAGACTGATTTGACTGTTGAACATCTTGACCGTGACGATACAATTCTAAAGACTTATATCTTTAGAAGTGCATGGCCAGTGACAATTAGTGAGATTGCTCTGTCAAGTGAAGCAGCTGCAGCACTAGAAACATTTGATGTTACTTGGAGATACCAACATTTTGAAGCTTCCGGCGTAAACTTCTAATTTTAACCCTACTAAATAGAACGTAGGAGATTAATAGAATGGCGGAACTTTTTGGTTTTAGTATAAAGAAAACTCAGAAGGAGCTCGGGACTAGTGAAAAAAGTTTTGCTAGTCCTGCTCCTGATGATGGTTCTATTGAAGTAGCGGGTGGAGGTTTCTTTGGTCAGGTATTAGATACTGATGGTAGAGAAAAATCTGACGTTGACCTCATTAAAAGATATAGAGATATTTCTCAGCAATCGGAGTGTGATACTGCGATTGAAGATATCATCAATGAGGGTATTGTTGCTAATCAGGAAGATGTTCCTGTGCAAATTTCTTTAGACAGAGTACCATTTTCAGATAAAATTAAACGTAAAATTAGAGAAGAGTTTGAAGAAGTACTAAGATTGTTAGACTTTAATGTAAAGGGTCATGACATTTTTAGGCGTTGGTATGTAGATGGCCGATTATATTATCAAAAGATCATTGACAATAAGAATCCACGTAAAGGTATATCTGAATTACGTTATATTGAAGCTACAAAGATTAAAAAAGTTAGAGAAAATGATAAGTATATAGACCCTAAAACTGGTATTGAAATGATCAAGAAAGTAAATGATTATTTTGTATATAGTGATAAAGGTATACAAAGTGCTGGTATGACAGGAACAGGTGCAAATCAAGGCATTAAAGTTGCAGCTGATTCTATTGCATATGTGCCTTCTGGGATAATTAATCAAAACACAGGAATGGTAATGTCTTATCTACATAAGGCTATCAAACCTGTTAATCAATTACGTATGATCGAAGATTCATTAGTTATCTATCGTATCTCACGTGCGCCTGAAAGACGTATCTTCTATATTGACGTTGGTAATCTACCAAAGGTTAAAGCAGAACAGTATCTTAAAGACGTTATGAATAGGTATCGTAACAAAATGGTATATGATGCATCTACTGGAGAAATCCGTGATGATCGTAATCATATGTCTATGCTTGAGGATTTCTGGTTGCCACGGCGTGAAGGTGGTAGAGGTACAGAAATTACAACTTTGCCAGGCGGTTCTAATCTTGGAGAGATTGATGACATTAACTACTTTCAAAGAAAATTATACCGTTCACTTAACGTGCCGATTTCACGACTCGAATCTGAATCAGGATTCTCTTTGGGTCGATCTACAGAAATTACAAGAGATGAACTCAAGTTTACAAAGTTCGTTCAGCGGATTCGTAAGAAGTTCACTCCCTTATTCACAGACGTTCTCAAAACCCAATTACTCCTTAAAGGTGTCATTGCCGTTGAAGATTGGCCAGCAATACAAGAACACATTTCATATGATTTCTTAGAGGATGGTCATTTTGCAGCTCTTAAAGAGTCAGAGTTGTTGGAAGATCGTATTAATCAGTTGGGTTCTGTTGAACCGTATATTGGAACATTCTTTAGCAAAGAGTATGTTTTGAAAAAAGTATTGCACATGACTGATGCAGATATTGACCAAATGCGTGATCAGATTAAGAAAGAGACAGAAACCGATCCAATGGATGGTGGAATTATTCTACCGCCAGGTGGAGATGGTATCAATCGTATTCCTGTCGGGCCAGGTGAAGAACCTATTGATCCGAAGATGTCTGCCGCAGATAGAGTTAAACTATCCGTGGGCGGTGTAGACCCAGACGATCCAGAACACGATGGTAAGCCAGATGACGCAACAAAATTTGATAAAGGAGATAAATAATGAGTAGAGATTTCGTAGATTCAGTACTGAGCGGTGATAATGCTAAAGCACAAGATGATTTTAAAGCATCAATTTCAGACAAAGTTGGAGAAACTTTAGAAGTAAAACGTAGAGAATACGCAAAAACTTTTGTCAGTACACTACCACAGACAGTGGAAGACGATGCTTGAGTTCAATAATTTATACGAATCTACAGTTGTAGAGAAGGATGAGCATAGGAAATCCAAACAATTTAAGAAATTATCACCTAAAATGCGTAACGCTGTAGATGATATTTTTAAAATTATGGATTCTAAACCCTCAGATTTCCTAAATAGTTTCGAAAAAACAATCACAGATGTTTCAAAAAAATTTAAAGTTCCTGAGAAAGAATTGATGAATTATTTTGAAAAAGAAATGTTATCAATCTAAGGGAGTAGATAATGGCCATTGTAACACAGACATTAGTAGATTCGGACTTTGAGCTTGTGACAAAGCACACAATTTCTGGAACAAATGCAACTGCCTTAAAGGTAGTAGACGTTTCAGAAGTTGCTGGTGCTGCCACTGCTCCTAGAGTATCTATCGTTGCTTGTCAGTGGACGGTTAGTTCAGTGACAGAGATTGAATGGGACGCTACAACAAACGTAACTGCACTTACACTAAATGGTAATGGTGCTTACAACGGTAGTGGACAATCTTTACCTTCACTAGCAAATAATGCTGGTAGTGGTATTACTGGTGATATCTACATCGAAAATGATAGTGCATGTGTAGGTACTATTATTTTAAAAATGAAAAAAGTATCAGGTTTTGATAACATAAGTTAGGAAAATGACATGGAATCAATAAAATTATTTTCAGAAGCCGTAGAAGAAGTAGAATATATTACCGAAGCAAAAGAAAACGGTGGTAAGAACTACAAGATTCGTGGCATTTTCCTACAAGCAGATATTAAAAATCGTAATGGACGTATATATCCAATGGAAGTACTTGAAAAAGAAGTCAGTAAGTATAATAAAAACTTTATAGAAGAAAAAAGGGCATATGGGGAGCTCGGACACCCAGACGGCCCAACAGTGAATTTAGAAAGAGTTTCACACCTAACTACAAGCTTAATGCGAGATGGAAAGAATTTCATAGGAGAGGCAAAGATAATGTCTACACCTATGGGAGAAATTGTGAAATCCCTTATGGATG